TCCTGTCACCTGTACTTGGTAACCCTCCAAACGTAGAGGAACTGCTGGCTATTTGTTACAAGTACGACCTGAAGCTGATACTCGACAATTGTGATAGTCTGGGGAGCAAGTGGAATGGGAAGTATCTGAATGAATATGCAGTAGCTTCAAGTTGCTCGTTTTATGCCGCTCATCACATTTCCACCGGAGAAGGAGGGATGATAAGTACCAATGATAAAGAACTGATGCATATTGTAAACAGTATGGCTTGGTGGGGAAGGGATTGCCATTGTGTGGGTGTTTGTAATATGTTGAAGAATGGATCGTGTGGTAAGCGGTTTGATAAGTGGCTGGATCCTGTATATGAAGGTGTAGTTGATCACAAATATGTATTTGGTACAATGGGGTATAATTTGAAACCACTTGATATGCAGGGAGCAATCGGATTGGTACAATTACATAAGTTTGTTGAGATTGCCGCAAGACGTAAACGCAGCAAGGCAGTTATTGAACGGCTTGTTACTAAGATACCGGGAGTACATGGAGTGTATGCCAATCCAAGTGCTGACGTTTGTTGGTTTGGTACACCATTGATTTGTGAAGAGGAAGGATTAAAACAAAGGTTGGTTCAACATTTTGAAACTAATAAGATTCAGACACGCAATTACTTTTCAGGGAATATCCTATTGCATCCAGGGTACAGACATTTGGATGATTATACCAAGTACCCTGAAGCAAACAAGGTTTTAAACAAAGTCTTTTTCCTCGGAGCTGCTCCGCATTACGGGGACGAAGTATTTGAATACATAGCTGAAGTTGTTAATAAATTTTGAATATGCCTTATAAAGATTATATAGGTTCTATGTTGGATTCTTACAAATGTATGGGTCCTGCTGATGAATTAAAGTGCATTCCAATACAAAGTGAGAATGGATTGGTAGGTTATTTATGTCCGATTACTTATCAGTTTGCTTTAACTAACCCTGAATATCCTTATTTGATTTGGACTTGGCGTACTAACAATCAGATAGGATTTACTGCAAGGTTTGAGAACAGTGAAGAGCGGGCAAAGAATTGGATAGAAAATACGTTGTTACCACGTAAGGATCGGATTCTCTTTATGGTATATTCCTTGGATTGGGTTCCTATTGGACATTTAGGATTTTCAACTTTCAATTTTGAGGAACAGAGTTGTGAAATTGATAATGTGGTACGTGGACTCAGGGAACATAAAGGAATGATGTCACTTGCCATGAAAGCTATTCTTTCTTGGGGAGTAAATACTTTACAGGTAAAACATATTTATTTGAGGGTAATTCATGGAAATCATCATGCAATTGATTTCTATAAGAGATTGGGATTTGAAGCACAGGGATACATTCCATTGTATAAAGTTGTGAAAGAAGATGTTGTGGATTATGTATATGATGAAACTCGTAAGAATGAAGAACCTGATTTACATTATGTATATATGCAATATATGAAAATTGAACACAATGAATAAGATGATTTTAACGGCGGGTCCGTCAATCACACAACGTGAGATTGATTATGTCACGGATGCCGTTACTAACGGTGTTGATGAACACTGGGGAGATTATATTAAACGGTTTGAGAAGTCTTTTGCTGAGTATATAGGAGTTAAACATGCAATGACAACTTCTTCCTGTACCGGAGCATTACATTTGGCTCTTGTTGCACTTGGAATAGGTAAGGGAGATGAGGTTATTGTGCCGGATATGAGTTGGATTGCAACTGCCAGTGCAGTATGTTACACAGGAGCCAAACCGGTATTTGCAGATGTTTTACCTTATACTTGGACGATTGATCCATTGGATGTACGTAATAAGATCACTAAGCACACAAAGGCTATTATTCCAGTACACCTATATGGTCAACCGGCTGACATGACTAAAATTATGACACTTGCAGGTGAACATGATATAAAAGTTGTGGAGGATGCAGCTCCTTCAGTCGGAGCAACTTGGTTGGGTAGAAAGACAGGTAGTTTAGGACACATAGGTTGTTTTAGTTTTCAGGGAGCAAAAACATTATCTACTGGGGAAGGAGGAATGTTGGTTACTGATGATGATGAGATATTTGCACGGGTTCGTCACTTTGCAGAACATGGACGTACTTCAGTTGGATTTGAAATAGGAGATATTGGTTTCAAATATAAGATGTCCAACTTGCAAGCGGCACTCGGACTTGCTCAGCTTGAACGTATTGATGAATTGGTGGCAAAGAAACGACAGGTATATGATTGGTACTATACTTGTTTATCAGACGTTGAAGAAGGAGTGTTTTTAAATCGTGAATCTACCGAATGGTGCCATCCGTCTTATTGGATGACTTCAATTGTGCTTGAAAGGGAATTTCGTGTTTGCAGGGATGTCCTCATGCAGAAATTAAAAGAACGGAATGTTGACACTCGTCCCTTCTTTCCACCAATGAGTTCGTTCCGGATGTTTAAGAATGCTCACAACTTTACAGCAGAGTTTCTTGGAGCAAACGGAATAAACTTACCAAGTGGGCATCGACTAACTGAAGATGAGGTTAAATATGTTTGCTTTTGTTTACGTGATATATTGGGAGTATGAATGAGTTGCACAGTAGGATATTATCAATTTCAAAGCAGTATGGTCTAAGTCATCTTGGCAGTTGTCTGACTTCAGTAGATATCATTGATGAAATCTACAAGACACGTCAATTTGATGAACCATTCATATTATCAAGTGGTCATGCAGGATTGGCTTTGTATGTGGTGATTGAAAAGTATTATGGGATTGATGCCGAATATTTGTTTAGACTGCATGGTACCCATCCTGACAGGGATATTGCAAATAAGATATATTGTTCAACCGGCAGTTTGGGGCATGGAATTGGTATTGCATTAGGAATGTCTCTTGCAGACCGGTCAAAGAATGTATATTGTTTAATAAGTGATGGGGAATGTTTTGAAGGATCCATTTGGGAAGTGGCACATGTAATACGTAAGTATAAAGTTAATAACTTGAAAATCCATTTGAATTACAATGGGTACTCTGCGTATGATAAAGTGGACAGACGGATGGTTGGGTTGATGTGTGAAATAGCACCTACTATCACTGTTCATTATACTGATGTTCGGGATTATGGTTTGGAAGGTTTAAAAGCGCATTACGTAAAGATATGAGAAAAAGACAAATTTTAAAATGTTTTCAATGTGGGATTAATTTTTACCCTAAGAATGGAAATTTGAAGGCTCTGTATTGTTCAAGAGAATGTCGAGATAATTCAATGCGGGGGAAGTCAAAGAAATCTGTTGAGGAGTTAGTTTCTAAAAAATATAAATATTGTGAAAATTGTGGTAAGAAATTTTACAATTTATATAAAAGTAAATCTGGAATCACTTATAGTTTTAATCCTATAAGATGGAAAAATAAAAAGTATTGTTCTCATAAATGTTTTGGGGAAGCAGATGGTAAAAGTAGAATTGGGATGATTGAAACTAAACATCCAAGATGGATTGGAGATAATATTGGATATTATGGAGTACATGATTGGATAAAAAAGCATTATGGAACTCCTTCAAAATGTGAGATATGTGGGTTGGATGATGTGAATAGAGTATATCATTGGGCAAATCTTTCTGGTAATTATTTACGTGATAGAAATGATTTTAAAAGAATGTGTGTTTCATGTCATAGAAAGTATGATTATAATCGAAAGAGGGAGGAGATGTATGAGAAAGTACTTCTTTGATTCTTTATATTCTTTAATGTTAAAAGATGAAAATGTTATTTTCATAACGGCAGATATGGGATTTGGATTTGGAGATAAAATACGAGATGAAATGCCTGACAGGTTCTATAATGTAGGTGCAGCAGAACAAGTTATGATGGATATAGCTGTGGGACTTGCCCTGAGTGGGAAGATACCTGTGACATATAGTATCACACCTTTCTTACTTTTCCGTCCGTTTGAGACCATACGTAATTATATTGATCACGAAAATGTACCGGTGATTATGGTTGGCAGTGGACGTGGAAGGGATTATCATACTGAAGGTTTTAGTCACGATGCAAGTGATCATAATATTTTGAAAGCATTTAAGAATATAGTATTTTTGGAGCCGGAACCTGATACGGCATTTGATTTGACCAATATTCTTTATATGAAAAAACCAGTGTATCTTAACTTAAATAGATAGGAGGAAATTAAAATGCCATGGACAAAAGATGATGCAGATGCCCACAAGAAAGGGCTCTCTGACAAAGGCAAAACTCAATGGGCAAGAATTGCAAATTCTGTACTCAAACGCTGTATGGCAAAAGGTGGTTCTGAAAAAGAATGTGCTGCCAGTGCCATAAAACAGGCAAACGGTTCTGTAAATGCAAACGTAAGTACAAGTAAGTATGCAGTTTACAAGAACAAACAATCCGACTATGAACCAAGACTTACCGTACATCAGGAGAAGGCTCACATTGTTGTGCCGGTTGTAATGATGGTCGAAGGGGTGCATCACGGTAGTGACGGACCACTATTACATTCTATGGATGAACTTGGTAAGTACCCTGACAGTTGGAATGGTATTCCGGTTGTGATATACCATCCTATGAAAGATGACCAGCCGGTATCTGCCAATTCTCCTGACATAATTGACACTCGTATGGTGGGAAGGGTATATAACACCAATGTTGATGATAAGAAATTAAAAGCTGAAGTTTGGCTCGATGAAGATAAACTCAACAGTATTTCACCTGATACCCTTGAAGCCGTGAATAACAGTAAAACAATGGAAGTAAGTATAGGTGTATTTACCGACAAAGATGATACAGTTGGGGTTTACGAAGGTGAGGAATACAAAGGGATTGCTTACAACCACCGTCCGGATCACCTTGCAATATTACCGGATATGATTGGGGCTTGCAGTTGTGAAGATGGTTGCGGTTTGGGAGTGAATGATTCTAAGGATGAAGTTATTGAAACTATTCAACGACTCAATAAGGAGGGGTTTGCTTTTACCAGAATCGGTAACTATGGTGAGGTAGGATACAATGAAAAGATGAGTGCAGTATATACGGCTCTTCGTGGGTTAGATGATGAAAAGAAGTATCATTATCTTGAAGAATTGTATGATAGCTACTTGGTTTACAATCAGAGTTCCTCAGAAGGAACCAAAATGTATAAACGGGATTACAAATTCAAAAGCGGGAAAATTGAATTCAATGGTGATCCTGTTGAAGTCCACAAGAAAGTGGAATATGTTAATACTAATGTTAAACAAAAAAAGGAGGTAAAAATGGCACAGGAATGCTCTCCTTGCATCAAAAAGAAAGTTGATGACCTGATTGCAAACAGTCAGGGCAAATATACCGAAGATGACAGGGGGATGTTGGAAACCTTGAGCGAAGCTATCCTTGATAAAATCGCCACTCCGGTGACGATTGAAAAGGAGAAAATCGTTGAAAAGGAAGTTCAGGTCAATGCCCTTTCAGATGAAGATAAGGCTGCTCTGGCAGCTTATAAGAAACAACTGAAAGACAAACGTGACCAGATGATTGCTGAGATTCAGGCAAATGCCAAAGAAATTTGGCCGGTTGAAAAACTGAATGCTATGGATGATGATACACTCGAAAGAGTTTTGAATTCTGTGGGGAAGAAGGTTGGTGATTACTCTTTGAACGGATCTGCTTACAGAAAACCGGCACCGAGTGGTCCGAAACCTCTCAAAATCCCGGTATTTGAACAGGCTAAAAAGTAAGAAGGAGGTAAAAAATGGCAACTACTTACAATACAATTAAACTGAAAAAATATCAGGATATCATTGAGGAATATGCAGCTGCGGCTACTATTACTCCTGGTAACCTGATTGAACTTACCTCCGCAGGAACGGTTCAGAACCATTCCACAAGTGGAGGTAATGCCCTTCCGATGTTCGCACTCGAAGATGAACTTCAGGGTAAGGGAATTGAGGACGACTATGCATCAGGTGACAGAGTACAGGTATGGGTAGCCCAGAGGGGTGAAATCGTATATGCAAGGCTGTCAGTTGATGAAAATGTTTCCATAGGTGACTTTCTTGAGTCAGCAGGAAATGGATGCTTGCAGAAGCATACTGCAAATGCTGTTGAATCTAATGAAGAATTTACCAATTATACAAATTGCATAATTGGACAGGTTCTTGAAGCTCAGGATTTGTCAGGTCTTTCGGGTAGTGAATCCAGCCTTGTTGGGAACACCCAGTTTGTCAAGGTTAGAATTTTATAACATAAAAAAGAAGAAGGAGGATAAGAAATGCCCGATAAACATGTTGATATTTTAGGAATAAACGGTGGAGTTGGCGAAGTAGCCAACAGGTTCGTGCAGCGTGGAGGTTTTGACCTTGGACGTATGAGGCCGTTTATTGACGAAGAGTCCGGACTGCCGTATGTTTCAGTTTACAAAGGTGGTGATGTCACTGCTGATGAAAGTTATGAAACTATACAGCACTATGCCGGTGCAACTCTTCGCAGGGACGAGTGGAAACAACTCGACGAAGCTTTACAGATGGTGGCTCGTTACAGACTTGGTGGTGTTCAGGACATAATTAATCGTGGACTGGGCTACAACCTTGGAAATGCAATGGGAACTACCGTACTCGAATGGCATGACGTAAGTGATGCTATGGAAGCCGACTTAACAATGGATGGTGTTACCCGGAGTATTGGGGACCGTCCTACTTTCCAGCATAACTACCTTCCAATACCCATTATACATGTTGATTATGAAATCAATGCAAGGGTACTCGAAGCTTCACGTAGGCTCGGTAATCCACTGGATACCACCGCTGCTGAACGTGCTACTCGTAAGGTACTTGAAAGACTGGAAAATATGCTTTTCACCGATACTACTTACAGTTATGGTGAAAAAGACAGTCGCAACCTGAATACCATTTACAGTCTTGTCAATCATCCTGACAGGAATCTTGTCAATCTTACAACCAACTGGGATGCTTCTGCTATGACAGCAGCCGGTATTCTTCAGGATGTTCAGGAGATGAAACAGGCAAGCATTAACGCTTATCACTACGGTCCTTGGGTACTTTATGTGCCGACTGCTTATGAAACTGTACTTGATGACGATTACAGTGCTTCCGGAGCATCAATGATGACCATCCGTGAAAGGATACTCAAACTTGGTGGTATATTGGATATCAAAGTTGTTGATACCCTTGCTGCCAACAACGTGCTGCTCGTGCAGATGACTCCCGATGTGGTTCGTATTGTACGTGGAATGGATCTTAGGAATGTTGAATGGTCAACTGAAGGCGGAATGATTACCAAATTCAAAGTTATGACCATCCAGGTTCCGCAGATACGTTCTGATATGAACAAGAGATCAGGAATTGTACATCTGTCATAACAATTAAGTGACTAATCAAGTCAATTAATTATAACTTAAAAATTAAAATTATGGAACGTACAAAACTACCGGGAGAAACACCTGCTCCCAATCCACTACCGGCAGAACCAGCTCAGACTGATGGTAAAATATGGTGGAAAAAAATAGGTGGTGGTTCTTTGAGAATGAAAGGGAAGATTATCAAACCCAACGAAAAGTTTAGAGCAAGCCCCGATGAAATTTCCAAGAACTTCAGGGATGTATGTATTCCTCTTGAGAAACTTGATGCAGTTACAGATTCTCGGACTCCAGTCAAGGCTGTAAAGTCTATGTATCAAGTAGTCCCACGTGGAAAGAGTAAAACTCTATTTGATGTGGTACTGCAAACCGGTACAGATGAAAATGGAGAACCTGTATATGCCCCTCCGATTAACGAGAAGGCATTACCGAGACAGATTGCAGAGAATCTCAAGAAAGATTTGGAAAAATGAGTTGGAGAATACCCCGAATGTGGGAGGGAGGAGAAGTTTGGATTATTGGTGGGGGACCATCCGTAACTGAACAATTTGAGATACCGGTTGAATTGGTTAATAAAGTGAAAGCCGGACAATCACCTCTCAGTGAACTCTCTCCCTTTATGGCAGCAATACACGGTAAACACGTTATTGGGATTAATGTTGCGTTTATGATTGGTAACTGGATTGATATGTGTTTCTTTGGTGATAATGGATTTTATCTGCGGTACCGTGAACAACTGGCACTCTTTCCTGGATTGAAGGTCAGTTGTAATATGCAACCGGGACGTGATGGATTCGTTAAATGTCTTGGCAGAGATGGTGGACATCCCAAAGGAATAAGTATGCGTCCGGGATATGTCAGTTGGAATTCCAATAGTGGTGCAGCCGCAATAAGTATTGCTGCCCAGACTGGGGCGAAGCGTATAGTTCTACTTGGGTTTGATATGAAGTTGTCAAACGATAAGAATCAACACTTTCATAACGTGTATCAACGAGGTCCGGTTGCGGATGATCGTCGTATGCGTAAGTTACCTTTTCCAAGGCATTTGCGTGGATTTCCTGCAATAGCTGAGGATGCAAAGAAGTTGGGGATCGAAATAATTAACTGTTCTCCAACGAGTGCAATAGACAGTTTTCCAAAGTACACAGTAAAGCAGTTTCTCAATGAACATAGTTAAAATGCGTGGTGGTATAGGGAATCAAATGTTTCAGTATGCATTTGGTAAAGTACTTGCTTTGAATAACAAGCAGGTGGCATACGACATTACGTGGTACGTTCCTCACCGTACCGAAACAGCTGTACACCCACGTCCATTCAGATTAAATTACTTTCAGATCCCTGATTTGTTAATTCATCCTTTTGTGGCAGAGAATCCGATAATATATGAAAAACGGATAGGACATAATACTCAGGTATTTGCCATGAAGAATGAAAATAACTTTGATGGGTATTGGCAGTACCTTGATTATTATGAAGGACTTATTCCTATGTTACGTGAACAATTCCAACTTGTAACTGATTGTTATACAGACAAGTTTATGAAGCTGGCTGAACGCATTTGGAATTGTGAATCGGTAGGGGTTCATGTACGCAGGGGAGATTATATGTTGCAGCGTAAAGGTGGGTATGGAGATTTACCGGCAAGATACTACTTGAATACTGCGTTTTCAATAAAGGGTGATTTATTCATTTTCAGTGATGACATTAATTGGTGCAAGCAGACATTCCGCAAAGAGTATTTTCCAAACCGGCAGATTACGTTTGTTGATATGGAAGATTACTTGTGCTTTGAACTTATGCGGTTCTGCAAGCATAATATTATATCTAACAGTACATTTAGTTGGTGGGCTGCTATTTTGAATACATACAGTGATCAGGTTGTGATACGCCCACGTCACTATCCGGGATGTACTGAAGAGGAATCAGATAAATTTCATTATCCTAAACATTGGATGAAGGCTGAGGATTTTGTAAATGTAATGTGATGATTGACGATCAGGCAAATAAGGAAGCTATTAAGTGGTATGTGTGCCACAGGTTGTATGCAAACAACTATCTTCTCCGCAGGGATGAAGATTATACCGTATTGCCAAAACGTATTCATCAGATATGGTTAGGAAGTCCTTTGCCCGAGCAATATAAACAATGGACTGAATCGTGGCAGAAGTTCAATCCCGGTTGGGAGTATAAGTTATGGACTGATGATAATGTTGATGAGGTTGAAATTGAAAGACGTGATTTATTCAATTCAATAACACACTTGGGACAGAAGTCTGATTTCCTGCGGTACCATATACTTAATCAGTACGGTGGATTATACGTTGATACTGATTTTGAATGTCTGAAGTCATTTGATGATCTTACTTACTTGAATTTCTTTACAGGTAGGTCACATTCAAAGGAAGTAATGGAGTTGTTCATTGGATTGATTGCAAGTACTCCAAATCATCCGATACTTAGGAAAATCCTGTTTAATATGAATACAATAAAGAGTGGGAACTGGAAAGATATTTTCAATACTACCGGTACTTACTTCTTTACCAAAATGTTCTTTGAATCGGTTGTATCTTACTCAAGGGGAATGGTTATATTTCCTCCTGCGTACTTTTATCCTTTTCCAAATCATAATCACGAAAAGGAAACCAATCCTAAACGTTTCATACAGGATTGTTCTTATGCAATACACTATTGGGAAGTTTCATGGAGTTCTAAAAATAAACAATATGTCAGCAAGTAAAGGATTGTTCGGAAGGTATTTACACCGTGTTTTTATTGAAACCGGTTCAATGGGAGGTGATGGTATTCAACAGGCTCTTGATGAAGGGTTCCAAGTTGTATACTCTATTGAGATTCTGCCTGAGTGGTATAATCATTGTGTAGAAAGATTTAAGGATAATCCTAATGTGCATTTGATTCTTGGAGATTCCGGTGTTGCTTTGGAAGGGTTGTTAAAGACTATTGATGAACCGGTTACATTCTGGTTGGATGGTCACAAAGGAGCCGAAAGTACTCCTCTGCTCAAGGAATTAGAGGCTATAAAGAATCACCCAATAAAGAACCATATAATACTTATTGATGATTTGCGTGATTGGAAAATGAAGTATCACGGATTCAATACAGGATCATTAATTCCAATACTAAAGGAGATCAATGCGGATTATACAATAATATTTGAAGAGGGTTGGAAACCATTAGATGTTTTAGTTGCAAAGATATGAACAAGGTAAGATTCCATTATGGTTATCCTATCAGTATAGACATTGATACTGAAAAGCAGGTTGATGTTTATATAGATCAAATTCCACCGGCTCCTGTTGCTGATGGCAATTTGCAGATAGTCATATTGGAGGAATCTCGTAAAGGTGACTTATTTAAGTTCTTTGTTGATCAGAAGAATAATAATTTATATACTCATCTACTGACATTCTATGAAGAGATTCTTGCATCAAATTCGAAAGCACAGTTGTTTCACTTCCCGAATCTGTGGGTGAAGAGTTACAATCCTAATAAGACCTTTACGGTATCAACAGTGGTTGGAGGTAAGAAAGATAAGGAACATATATCGGAAGGATATGCACTCCGACATGAACTTTGGCATAATCGGCATCTGATTAATCTGAACAAGAAATTTTACCTCAGTGGTATGGCAAGACACTCTCATAAGTTCGTTCCTTGGAAGGATGTGAGTTATAAAGGGGAACTTGTACTTGGTGCAGATAAACGTCCATTGTTTGATAGTATGTTTCACATTGCAATAGAAAATACCTCAATAAAGAATTATTTCTCTGAGAAATTACTGGATTGTTTCCGGACCAAAACTGTACCGATTTATTATGGTTGTACCAATATAGATGAGTACTTCAACATTGATGGAATATTTCAGGTTAAGAGTGTAAGGGAGATTATACGGGTTTGTAATCATATTAATTCAAGTACGTATGATGAAATGCTCCCTGCCATTGAGGATAATCATAAAAGATCCTTTGCTTGGGGAGAACCATTTGAAATGTTGAAAGAGAAGATTAAAACATTAATACAATGATAGACTGGATTCAAGGTGAGAAATTTCACGATGTAGCAGATTACCAATATGCTCCTGCAACTCGTTATCGGGATGATTATTGTGGACTTGTAAATACTTTGGATTTCTCCAAACTCAAAGATGGTGATATTATTTACACCCATACCTTTTATGCAAAGCAGTTATTTGGGATACTTGAACATACCGGCAAGAAAGTTTATATTATTACACACAATGCAGATGAACCGGCAGATTGGGTGCCACCTGAGAATGTATTGCATTGGTGGAGTCAGAATGTAGGATTATCACATCCAAAGATTGAATCCCTGCCAATAGGTTTGGAAAACAATCGTTGGTGGGCTGGACTGAGGAAACGTGAAAAAATGGAAGAGATGTTGAAGAAACCACTTCCACATGAGAAGTTAATTTATATGAATCACAATATAAAGAACAATCGTGCTCAGAGGCAACGTCCGTATGAATTGTTTGGTGAAGCTCCTTGGATGACAGTGCATCATGGAAAGAATGGACTACGTTTTGATGAATACCTTGCCAATGTGGCAAATCACAAGTTTATGATTTGTCCTGAAGGCAGTGGAATTGATTGCCACCGATTTTGGGAATGCCTGTACTTGGGAACTATACCGGTTGTAAAACGATGTGTCAATGTTATGTTTTATGCACATCTGCCTATCTTAATTGTAGATGATTGGGAAGAGGTTACTGTTGAACGGTTGAATGATTTCTATAATGAGAAAATATTCACTTGGGATTTGGTTAAAGAAGAATTAATGTTTGCATACTGGAGGAATAAAATACTTAAACATTGTGGCAGAAATTAAAACCATAGTACTTGTATTGCGTTCCGGTGGAGACTTCTCCTTCCGAGATGTCGAACTTATTACCCGACATATAAACGGTAAGTGGAAGTCACTATCTCGTCCACGAATACTTTGTTTATGGGATGGGGCAAGTACCGAATACAACTTAGGCAACATTGAGATCATCCCTCTGCCTAAGGATCATATCGGCACTTGGAGTCGCATTCATTTGTATAGCCCTGCAATGGAAAAGTATCGCCCTTATTTATATATTGATCTTGATACTGCCGTCATAGGATCCTTGGAAAACATATTTGCATTGGTTAAGGATGAAACACAATTCATTACCCTTGAGGACTTCTGGCAGAAAGGTAAACTTGCAACAGGTCTTGTATGGTTTCCAAAAGGAAGTGATAAAGTAAATAGGGTATGGAAGAACTTCGGTGGTGCAAAAGGTAAGAGAATGGATAACTTCTTGCGGCAATATATTGAGGCAGATACTTATTGGCAGCGTATTACCAATACAATACATGATTTCAAACCACGTACACGTGTTGTAATGAGTACCCTGCCGGACAATACCGATGTAGTGTGTTTTCATGGCAAGCCTCGCATATATAATGCTCAGGATATTCCTTGGATAAAGTCTTATGTGAATCAGCAATTTGACCCTCCACAACTGCCGGTAACAGTTATAATTCCATACAAAGTTGACAGGGGTTGGTTGCAACATGCAGTTGATAGTGTACCAAAGAATGTTCAGGTTATTCTCAGTCAGGGAGAAGGAAATTGGCCGGCTAATTTCAATAAGGCACTGCCAGATGCAAAGGGAAAGTATATACGTTGGTTGCACGAAGATGATATGCTTACCCCGAATAGTATTGAAGATGCCATTTATGCAATAGAGGAACAAGGTGCAGATTTTATACATGGAAATGCTTATGAGTTCAGGGATGGTAGTACAACTGCAAAACCCTGGATTCCACGATTACAATATCCTACACTTGCAGATATGCTTGTAAGGAATTATATTCATAGTACCACTTTACTTTACCGCAGGGAAGTTTTTGACCGACTTGGAGGATTGGATGAAACACTCAATACCGCTGAGGAGTACGAATATCATTTAAGGTGTTTGAAAGCCGGATTAAAACTGGGGTATTGTGATTCATTCTTGGCATATTATCGCAGACATGCTTTACAAAAGGTACGGGTAGTACCAAGAACGAGTCGTAGTCAGGAAAGAGAACAAGTTAAAACGGAATACAAATGTTAGAAAAAGATTCCCCGATATTAATAACCGGTTGTGCCCGCAGTGGTGCAGGAATGATTGCAGGGCTTATACACCTTTGTGGTGCATTTGGTGGTGAGATGTCCAATAAGAAAGGTTTATATGAGAATGACAGCATACGTGATCATATTGTAAAACCATATCTTGAACAAATGGGAATGGATCCACTTGGACAGTATCCTCTATTGCAGACTGAAAGTACTTTAATTCCTAAGTGGTGGAAGAGGGAAGTGTTATCCATTATAGATGCTCAGGGATACAAACAGGGAATTCCCTGGATGTATAAGGATACAAAGATGTGTCAGATGTGGCCGGTTTGGAACTTTGCATTTCCTAATGCACGTTGGATTATAGTACGCAGACGTACCGGTGACATTACCCAATCCTGTGTAAAGACGGCTTTCATGCAGGCATTCAAGGATGAGAAAATACGACAGGTTATTGATGTCAAGACAGAGGAAGAAGGCTGGTTGTGGTGGGTACATGAACATGAAAAGAAGTTTATTGAAATGATGAATGAGGGATTAAACTGCAAAATAATATGGCCGGAACGAATGGTTCATGGTGATTATCAACAGTTATATGAAACTCTTGATTGGCTTGGATTACGTTGGAAAACAGAAGTTTTAACTTTTATAGATCCCTTGCTATGGTCTAACAGAAAAAAAGAAAGGAGGGCATAATGGCTATACGAACTACAAGTGCAGAAGTGTTGCAGATAATGGATAATTGTACTGTTAGTACAACTATCATTGATTCATTTATAACAGCTGCAAGTGCTTTGATTGACAAAATATTTGAGTATGATATTGATGATATGCCAAGTGCATTACTTGAGGAAATGGAACGTTGGCTTACTGCTCACATGATTGCCAGCTCTCTGCAACGTACAACTGACACTGAACGGTTGGGAGATGCTGAGGTCAAGTACACCGGCAAGTGGGGAGAAAATCTCGGTTCTACACCTTATGGACAAATGGTGATGACTTTGGATTACTCAGGAAGAATGAAGAATTTGGGAAAAGGAAGAGCTGGAATACATGCTGTTCCACAATTCGATGACTGATGGGAATAGAAGCATTCATAAAGAGGAAATTAAACCAGACAGCAGTGTACTGGGGCAATCCGGTCAATAATGGATACGGAGGATTCTCCTATGATGATCCCATTGAAATAAAATGTCGTTGGGAAGATTCTAATCAGGTAGTTGTTGAAATGAATGGAGAACAGATTATTTCAAGAGCTATTATTTATCCTGATACTGATTTACAGGAGAATGGAGTGTTGTTCCTTGGTGATATGGAAGATATAATAGAAAGTAGTGGAGAGAGTAGTGGGGAAATAACTCCATTGAGCCTTAGTGAATCACAACGTCCTTACATAGTCAGACGGTGGGAGAAAGAACCTTGTCTTAACTCAACATCTGATTACATGCGGAAAGCATATTTGACACCTTATATATCTTGGGAATAATGGCAAGAGGCAGACCTTTGAAATATAGTGCAAAATTGATTGCTCATTCGGTAGAAGGAATGGATGAAGTAATTCGTAATCTTAATGCTAAGATAAAAAATATTAAAGGACGTAGTAATAGAGGATTGGTAAATGCTGCACTTCATATACGAATATCAACTGAATTGAAAGAACCTTATACTCCGGTTGATATAGGTAATTTAAGAGCCAGCTGGTTTATTGCAGCTGCTGATGGGTTACAGGCAGATCCATTGGGAGTAAGTGGTAATTTCAAAAGAGGAAGGAAACATCATATTACCGCAGCTGAGTTGAGAGGACAGTATAATGCTATCACGGCAGCCAGCTTGGCAGAGGTAAGGGCAAAGAAAGATCCAAACGTGATTTTCGGATATACTGCTAATTATGCATGGGCTGTCCATGAGAAGGTAGGGATTCCTTTGGAGAACTGGAGCAGACCGGGATCAGATGCAAAGTGGTTGGAAACTCATTTGAATAGAAATTTTGATACGATATTGAAAATTGTAAAAGATAATGTTGAGATACTATGAATGCACCATCGGAAGATATCAAAGACATTTTAGTTGCTGGAGGATTGGGACTTGTGTTTACAACCAATTTGTTTATTGGAAAGGAACCTACTACTCCAAAGATTTGTACTACCATATTTGATACTCATGGTAGACCCCCTGACCTTGGTTTAACAAGTCAGGGATATGAACGTCCTTCGGTACAAATAAGGGTACGTCATACGGACTATCGTACCGGATGGACACTTGCAAATAATATAAAGGACTTATTACACGGCAAAGAACACGAAACGTGGAACGGAACTCTATATACTGTTATCTTCTGTTCGAGTGGTCCCGCTCTGCTCGATTGGGATGATAACAATAATGTTCGATTTGTGGTTAACTTTAATCTGCAGCGAAGAACTGCTTAAACAAAAAAGGAGGTAAAAATGGCAAGTACTGCTGTAGCTGGTGTAGGAACAGTCTTTAACAGGTGGAATACAAGCACTGGTGCTTGGGTCGCTGTTGCAGAGATTAATTCTATCACCGGTCCAACAATGTCGAGGGACACGATTGACGTAACCTCACTTGACTCTACCGGAGGTTACAGGGAATTCATTACGGGCTTCCGTAATGCTGGAACTGTTGTACTCGCAATGAACTTTACTCGTGATACATACGAGCAGATGAAGAATGATTTTGAGAGCAACACCGCTCAGAATTATCAGATTGTTTTACCGGACGTGGAAAATACCGGACTTGATTTTGAAGGACTGGTAACAGAACTTCCTCTTACCATACCTGCTGATGATAAGATCACAGCTGATGTTCCAATCCAGGTTACAGGTAAGGTTGAGATTAGTTCAGGTGGAACAACTACTCCGTAATTACATTTATTCCTAATCAAGGAATTATTTTATTAACCAAATTAAATTTAAACAAAATGGGACAATTAGATCGTAATGCCTTACTGGCAAAGGAAAAACTTGAAGTAGTGAAAGTTGACCTTGGAAAAGGTGACTTCATTTTTGTACGTCAGATGACCGGACGTGAACGTGACCGTTTTGAACAGTCACTTATAAAGGAAAACAAGAGTGTTGAGGGAGGCTATGAAAAATCTCTTGAAGATTTCCGTGCAAAGTTGGCCGTATGTACTGTATGTAATGAAGCAGGGGTACTTACACTTAATGCCGGAGACTTTGGTACACTCAGTCAGAATATGAGTGCTGCACGGCTTGAGAAGATAATCAACGTTGCACAGAAGATCAATAAGATTTCGGAAGAAGATAAGGAGAACCTTGTAAAAAACTCCGAAGTCGGCCAAGCCGACAGTTCCAATTCCGCCTCTGCTTAGCAACAGGGTACCCACATCCAGATTACCTGTTGGATCAGCTGACATCGGAACAACTCAGTGAATGGGAAGCATTCGATAGGCTTGATCCAATAGGAAAATGGAGGGATGAATTTAATTTTGCTGTTCTTGACTCATTGATTGTTAATATAGTGAGTCGTTTGTATGCGAAGAAGGGGCACACTCCGAGAGAAGTTTCACCGACGGAGTTTATGCCTAACTGGAGTGGTGAGAAGAAGATTGCAAAACGGCAAAGTGTTGAGGAAATGAAACAGGCACTACTTTCACTTGCAAAATCAGTTAATAAGAAGTTGGAAAAGACACCAATCAAACCAAAGATGACTGATGGTAAGAAACGTGTAAAGAAGCCGGTTCCAAAACCACCGAGCAAACCAAAAACACAATGACATGGCAGATATAGGGAGTTTAGTAATTCATATAGGCGTTGATACCAAAGGTGTATTGACTGCTGAAACCGCTATTCGTCAGTTAGGTGGAGTTGCTAATAAGGTGGCAACTCAGGCTACGGAGAGTTGGACATTATTTAGTAAGGCAACTACCAATAGCTTGAATATTGCTGCACAAAGGATTCGTACTTTTGGATACCTGTCATCCGCAGTTCTGACTTTCCCGATGGTTGCATTTGGGAAGTCTGCAATTAATGCTGCGAGTGAATTTGAATTTGCCATGTCTAAAATTGAAGGGTTGGCAGGTATTCCAAATGACTTAGTGAGACAGTGGATGGAAAATCTGAAGTCTATGAGTGTTGAGACCGGTCAGGCTCCTCAAGCTCTTGCCGATTCATTATATTATGTTGCATCAGCCGGTTTCAAAACAAACGAGGCACTTGATATCGTAAGGAATTCCGCATTGGCAGCGTCTGCCGGTATGGGAGATGCAGCTATCATTTCTGATGTATTGGTATCTGCTCTTAATGCATATAAGACATCCGGATTAGATGCTTCACGTGCAATGGATATTTTTGTAGCCGCAGTACGGGAAGGTAAAGTGGAACCGGCTCAGTTTGCATCATCCATTGGTTCTGTTTTGCCGGTTGCATCTGAACTTGGAGTTTCATTTGATCAGGTTACTGCGGCAATGGCAGCAATGAGTTTGTCAGGTGCTACCGCTGCAAACTCTGCTACATATCTCAGAAACGTTTTACAAAAACTCGCTGACCCCTCTGCGGAAGTCCAGGATGCATTAGTGGGAATGGGTATTACAGCAGAGTCACTCAGGCAATCATTAGCGCAGGAAGGGTTACTTCCTACACTATTAAAGTTACGTGATCTTACTGAACAGTATGGATCTACAATGTTCGATATTTTCCCGAACATCCGGGCATTGATTGGTGCTTTGAACCTCACAGGACAAAACTTAGAATATAATGAAAGGATATTTAAGGTTGTATTAGAATCTACCGGAGATTTCAATAAAGCTATTGAAGTTGCATCAAAGACGATACGAATGCAATTAAATCAGGCACTTGCTTCTGCAAAGGTATCCATGATAGAACTTGGAAATAGTTTGGCAGAAGTAATACTTCCTTTCTTGCAAAAACTTGTAAAAACCCTTGAGAATCTTACTAAATGGTTTGGTTCCTTAGATCAAAGTCAGAAACGATTAATAATTACAATAGCCGGTATTGTTGCTGCACTTGGTCCTCTTTCGTTATTATCAGCTGCAATGATTTATACTTTTACCGGTTTAAGTACCGTCATTGGAGGATTGATATCAGGATTCAAGAAACTTGGAGAGACTTTGAAGTGGGTTGGATTTGTAATGCAGTACTACTCGTTTGTGGGTTATACTGAAGCCATGAAGAAGATTCCGAATATGACATCCCTTACATCCTCAGCAATGTTAGGATTGGGTAAGGTAGTCGGAGGATTGTCTGAAGCTGTCAGTGTATTAGGGGGTGCTTTCTTGGCACTTCCACTTCTTCCTATTGCAGCTGGATTAGCACTGTTCATATCTGAGCATATCAAGGCTACCAAAGCTGCCAAGGAAATGAAAAACGTTCTTGATAGGGTGAACTCTTCTATTTCAGATGAAGAAGTTAAACTGGGGTTGGCTTTCAATCAATTACGTAATACAACTCAAGGTACGAATGATCGTGCTGAAGCTATTGACCTTATTAACAACCGGTACGGTGAGTATTTGAATAATATGCTTACGGAGAAGTCCTCACTTGAGGATATTACAGATGCACAAAATCAGGTTACTTTGGCAATGACTAAACGTATTGCCACTGAAAGTCTGCAAGCTGAAAAGGCTGGACAGATGAGTAAAATTGCCGCTGCACAACATAAGTATCTTGGAGATTACATTGTCAAGTATCAGAAGTCTTTGGAGGTAATGGGTAAGATGCCAATGAAGTCTGCTGAATTGACTTCCAGCTTTATGAATGACTTAAACGAGACTATTGACTTTATGGTACGTCAGATGCCTCGTGATATTGCAGCCAGTGAAGCAGTTCGTGTTAAAGTAAATATTAATCCATTAGCGTCATTCGATAAGAAAGATATTGACGTAACCAATGCAGCATTACAGGACTATTTGGATGCCTCATTGAAAGATTTTATGAAATTAAAAGATGGTGCATTTGATCTTGAAGAAGCCATCTCAATAGTCAATAGTTCAGTTCAGGAAGCTGGACTTGCGTGGAAAGTATTTGATGGATTTTACGAGAAGTATTTGAAACCCCTCAACATAAGTATGGAGGAAGCTCGTAACGCATTTGCTGACTTCATTGAAGTGCGTAAACAGGCTGATCCGATTATTAAAGCACTTGATTTGGAAATTCAGGGATATAGTGGTGTAGCATTAAAAGCCGCTGAAGCCGCTGAAGCAGTACGTAATCTCGCTGAAGAACAATCGAATCCCGTACTGAAGAAGATTCTTGAAGATATGCAAAGGCAGGAATCTTCCCTGATTAAAATGAAGAATGCATTTAAGAATGCCGGTATTTCAACAGAAGAAGTAAACAGTAAATTAATCAATTTATATAAGACGGCTCAGGAGGATCTTGGAGCAACAGGACTTAAAGAAGCCGTTCCGGTAATAAAGACACTTGATGAACTTATAAATGCCCTTACCCTTAATTTACAAAAGTCGGGAATCAGTCTTGATGATTATACAAAGATCGTTCAGGACTTTACGGCTGAATCTGAGTACCTTAAATATATGGCTGTAAGGGCTCATAAGTTAGGAATTGAATTTGATTACATTGGTGAGAATGGGAAGTTATTACAAAAGACACTTGAGGAATTAGGAAAAACAAAAGGATTAGATACCGCTTTTGCAGTTAATCGAGCAGAAGAACTTGCTAACCTTCCAGCCAGTCTATTCCCGGTCGAACAGGCTTTGAAGAACCTAAAAGAACAATTTAAGTTCTTTGAAGGGAAGGGAAAGATTGATATTGAGTTCGATGTCACCACAGAAAAAATACGTGCCGTAGAAGAAGCCCGTGATAAACTATTGGAAGTTCGGGAGACTGCTCGTAACATTGAAAAGACTCCTGTTATTATCGGATTTGACTTTGCAATGCCAGCTGCGCCTTTGTTAGATTTTGTTATTAAAAATCTTACTAAGGATTTGGATGAACTTAAAACTGCTCAACAGAATGCAATAGATGCCAAGACATTATCACTGCTCGATGCAGAAGCCAATGCATTCGGTACAATAGCCGGTAAGGTTGATGTACTTACATATCAACTTGAAGCTGCACGTCGTCGGTTACGCCAGTTGTTACAGAAACAAATGGATCCTAAAGCTGAACTTATTCCTGATAGTGTTATCAAACGTGCAGTGGATAACATTCAGAAGATTGAAATTGCTTTACAACGGTTAAAAAATGCAGTCAATATCAAATACCTTGAAGATTTGTACAGATCAATAGGTACGGCTGATATTGGAATGCAGTTACTTGATGCACATATACAGGAACTTGAAGATGAATTACGTTACCTGTCAGAACAGAATCTTGAAAATACTGAAACATTCTCTATACTTTCCGATAGGTTGTTTGCGCTTACCAAAGCAAAAGATGTTATTGATATTCTGTCAAATTCATTCGATGAGTTCTTCGATGCCGTAATAGACGGCAGTGAGAACCTTGGAGAAGTGATGGGTAAGATATTCAAACAGATTATGGTTGATACTATTAAGATGCTTGCAAAACTCTTGATAGTCAAAACTATAATGGCAACCTTATTCCCGGCACAATCAGCTGCTAAGACGGCTGTATCGGTTGGTCAGATGCTTGGCTTTGGTATGAAGGAAGGGGGAGTGGTTCCTCAAGGATTCCCCAACGATACTTTCCCTGCAAGGTTATCATCCGGTGAGATTGTAATACCAAAAGATAAATACAAAGATATTGATCCATTACGTCAGTTGGCTGAGAAAGGACGGATTAATGCCCGTGAGTTCTTTGATATGCCAGCTGCATATATGAAAACGTTGGAAATCCCTAAGATGAAAAAAGGTGGTATAATTCCTCCAGGATTTCCGAATGATACCTTTCCAGCTTTACTCTCATCAGGGGAAACTGTATTACCGGCTGATACTAAAGTAGGAGGAGTGTCACAAGATTCTCTGAATTCACTTCTTACCTACAATGATATACTAAAACAAACCACACCACTATTACAGGCAAAGACTGCTGCAACACAAGCCGATGCACTTGCAATGGAATTAAGTACCAATGCAGCTACTACCAATGCAGATGCAATGCGTTCAATACAGAGTGTGATTAAAGGAATACTCGATACTGAGAAAGTACAAAACGTAGCCGGTATTGCAAATGCAGGAGTTTCAAATCTGGAAGTGGTCGGTGGAATTAATCCCAATGAATTAATACCGGCTGACATTGATACCAAGTTTGATTTATCCAAACAAGGTAAGGCAATATCAGCTGCAATAGCCCTTGCAATACAAAGTGGTATTGCAATGATGGTAACTTCAATATCAGATAGTCTTACCAAAGACGTTCGTCCTGAAGAAGGTGTTGATAGTCGCAAGGGATTTGCTCCGATATTCAATGCCCTTATGGGACTTACCGGAATGTTAGTTGGGGGTCCACTCGGTACTTTTGCCGGAGGGATTTTGGGTAAATTGTTTGGTGGTAATAAGATGTTCAAAGGTGGAATAGTCCCATCTGGTTATCCGAATGACACTTACCCGGCTTGGCTTACTTCAGGTGAAATTGTATTACCTAATTCATATCGTGATCTGGACATTGAACGTTTAATGAACAGAGGATCTCTTCCGACAGGTAATATAAATGATGAATTCCAGTTGTTACTTTCAACCTATGAGAAACTCGTACCTGATCAGGCTGCAAAGGAAAAGGTAACTAACAAGGTTTACAATTACAACAATGTTACTGAGAAGATAATGAAGATGCCTCGTGTAAAGGCTCTTAATAAACTTACCACACCTAAGTTTCCAAAGGAAATCAAGATCAGTGATAAATATCTGAAGAAACTTACATCTATTGCAAAGGTTGGTAAACCACCTATTGCACCGGTACGTATTCCAAAGATCCGCACTCCAAGAGATATGGGAGTGAAGATTCCTAAGATTCGTACTATGAAGGATGTTGCTCCGAAGGTGATGAAAATCAAAGTACCAAAGATTGCAGCTCCTAAGATGCCTTCAGTTAAGGTTCCAAAAATTACAGCTCCGAGAATTCCAAAGATTGCAATACCGAAGATAAGAACACCGAAGATCCCTCAAATAAAACTTCCGAAGATTGCATCTTTGAGTCGTGTTGCAAAACTATCACATACTGGTGCATTACCAAAGACATACATGCGTGATACTCAATTATCGAGATTATCATCAAAAGATAAGTTACTACCCTCAACTCGTATGAATCATCTCGAACCGGCTCAGAACAATATTCATATCACACTTGAAGGTAAGATAAAGAACCGTGATATTGCACTTATGATACGTCGTATGAAAAATTGGAACTAATGGATTGGGGATCTGCATACCGATTACAGTTTTATGACATTTGGGATGTCAAATGGACTGCTATCTTTCACCTTGAAGGATATACAGGAGATTTAACTGACTTGCAAGGATCAGAGGAAGCCATTGTGTTTGACTTTGAAAATGATTCGGATGATCCCTTTGCACCACTAAAACCCTCACAGGTAACATTCAATGTTATCAATAAGGAAGATTTCTCACTATCAACTTTGTTTTCCATAGGAGATATGGAATTGTGGGTTGAGGTATTTCAAGGTGATGATTACAGTAGTGATGCGGCAGAGCCGTATTGGTGTGGATGGGTGGATCCTTTCCAATATGAACAACCTTATGATGTAAGACCTAATGTGGTTAGTATTGTAGCAGTTGATGGATTGGCTTTACTTGATGATATTTTATTTGCTGATCAGGATAGTGTGGCAGATACCGAATACTATACAGGACGTTCTCGTGAATCACAAGTTATACTCAACATACTTGCTAAAATAGGATATACTGAATTCAAAGAATTTGATAATGTCTTTGAAGAACGTATGTTAGATAGTGTGAATGATTCTCCGATAGAACAAACTTTAATTGATACTGATTTTGGTAAGGAGAAATATTGTAGTGAGGTGCTTGGATATATTCTTAGTAAAAAGAAGGCTTGCATACGTCAGATAGAAGGTGTATTTTGTATTTATCGTCCTAAGTCTATTGTCACTGCCAATACAGTTTATGGTAGACATTTTACTGCTGCTACAATTAAAACTTCTATTAGTTATTCTCCTGACCAATACATTCGTAGGTACGGACATGCTACTAATTTGAAACAAGTTCCTGGAGGAATGGAATCAACAGTACGTCCGGCAAAGAAAATAACTTTATTTCAGGATTATGGAGATAAGGAAAGTTGGATTAAAAGTCATAAATTCAAATCTGAAGATTACGATCCTGATACAAATACTTGGCGTGATTGGACCGGTACGGCATATATAATAACAGATAAGGTGCCGGAGGAAGCAGATGGGGTGATGATTTATGGACAATCAAGTTTGATGGCAGTCAATATAAATCAAACATTTGGAGTGTATGCTAAAACAACAACGAACTCTTTAACTTTTTCTTTTCAATATTATATTTATTCATGGTATGGTTCCT